CAAGTTCCTAGCTCAAACGTATTACTTCCAGACACTGGTGTTTCTGCTGGTACATACGGTAGTGCTTCTTTGGTGCCAGTATTAACTATTGATACTAAAGGAAGAGTAACGACTGCAACAACTTCAAATGTTGCAGGAGTTACTTCCTTTGGATATAACACCGGTTCTGGTCGTCTTACAATTAGCACAGCAGATGGAGCATCCTTCACTGCTGATGTTACACTTGCTCCTTTTAGTACAACCAATCTTGCTGAAGGTAATAATCAATATTTTACTACTACACGAGCAAGATCTTCAATTTCTGCAACTGGTTCTTTAAGTTATAACTCATCAACCGGTGCACTAACTTACTCTCAAGATAACACCGACACCGTTTCAGAAGGTGCAACCAATCTTTATTTTACTTCAGCACGCGCAAGAACCGCGTTAAGTGCTACAACTGGTAGCGCTGCGTATAATAATACAAGTGGTGTAATCACAATTCCGGGCACTTCTTCGCATATCACAGAAGGCTCAAATCTATTTTATACAGATACACGTGCTCGCGCAGCTCTCAGCGGCAGCACTGGTGTAACATACAATTCTTCAACTGGTGCGATCGCAATTGGTCAAGCAGTTGGAAGTAGCGATAGTGTTACGTTTAACGGCGTTACAGTTAATGGAACTCTAACATCCGATGATATCACAAGTACTAATATCACAGCATCGGGTAATCTCACAGTTTCGGGTAACTTAATAGTAAGTGGAACTACCACAACTGTTAACTCTACTACAGTTTCTGTTGCAGACATTAATATCGAACTTGCAAGAAACGCAACAACTGCTGCACAAGCAAATGGCGCTGGTTTAACAATCACAGGACCGGTCACTGCAGCAACACTCACATATACATCGGCTGATGATCGTTGGAATCTAAATAAAAATCTAACCGTAAGTAATGTATATGGTAATCTAACTGGTGCAGTCACAGGTAATGCATCTACTGCAACAACTCTTCAAACAACTCGAAGTATTACTACTACTGGCGATGGTACTTGGACTGTTAACTTCGACGGTTCAGCAAACGTATCAAATGCGTTAACACTTGCAACAGTTAATGCTAACGTAGGCACATTCACGAAGTTAACTGTAAATGGTAAAGGTTTAGTAACTGCAGCAAGTGCTGCAACGACTACCGATATCGGCGAAGGTACTAATCTTTATTACACTGATACTCGTGTAAGAGCAGCGCATAGTTTTGCTGCGGGATCAGGTGCTTATAGCAGTGCTACTGGTGTTATTACTATTCCAACTAACACTAATCAGTTAACAAATGGTGCTGGTTATATTACTGGTTACACTGAGACTGATACTCTTGCAACAGTAACAGGACGAGGCGCGAGTACAAGCTCGGCGGTTAGCTTAAATGGATCTGTGTTTGCTCCAGTCTTTTACTTATCCAGTCATGGCGACTTAAATCACGCATTAAAGAAAAGCAGTGACACATTTAATGGCAAATCAAATGGCCAGCAAATGCGCTTTTACAATTATCAAAACTTCTATTCTCCTGAAACAGCTACTTCAGTATTGCACTTAGACTCTAATGGTGCTGTATCTGCTGCTGTTGATATTCGGTCACCAATCTTCTATGATTCTAATGACACTGGTTATTATTTAAATCCAAATGGTACATCAAATCTTGTAGGACTAACTGTTGCTAATACTATTTCAGGCAGTGTTACTGGTTCTTCTGGGAGCATAGCTGGTCTAGTTCAAAACTCATATACAACATACGGAAACTTAGCCAATACTACAGGTAAAAATGGTTATTATGGAATGTTACTTGGTACTACCACTTCACATTTAAATCTGATGGCTGACAGTAGTGGCAATGGCGGTCTTTACAGAGAATCTAATGGCGCATGGCCTCTTTATTACCTTGCAAGTAATGGTGGTGTTGGTATTATGAGTAGCACTACAGAATCAGGAATTGCCATGCTTGTAAGTGGTATTGGTAAAGCTACAACTGATTTCCGTGCGCCAATCTTCTACGATTCTAGTAATACTGCTTATTATGTAGATCCAAACAGTATATCCACTATGTACGGAGTTCATGTTAATGGCTCTGGTAGTGCAAGCGATACTTCAAATCAACTTTTTTTATGGGACTCCGGCGGCACAACTTCTGCAATGGGATTCAAATCCAATGCTGGGACTTTTGGCAATCCAACGGGAAACGGTGACGGATACAACACCTATCTAACAATGGATACTGATGGTCGTGGATGGGTGTTTAGACGAACAGACGGCGCTTGGAATCTTGGATACACATCAGGTTGGATTTTAAATAACGGCATATGGCAATCAAACGCTTCAATGCGTTCACCAATATTTTATGATTCTAATGATACTGGTTATTATGCAAATCCAAATTCTTTTTCTCAATTCAGTTCTTTAAGCTGCAACGGTGATTTTAGAACTGGGTTTGTGAGTGGCGCTGGTGGTTCGACTTTTAGTTCAAATCATTACTCTATGGGTAAAGATATTGCTAATGGTAGTTGGTCAGGTCCTCACTATTCAGATTTAATAATAGGTTATCACACGGGTATTCGTATTGGTGGGCATTATTCTGGTACTAGATTCTATAACGACGCACCAACAACAGACGCAAATAATGACGGCAATGGTGATCAGGGTGAAGGTCTCCTAATGACTGTTGGTGGTTATGTTGGAACAGCAAATCATACTGATGTATATGTGAATAATAATCTTTTTGCTGGCGCATCCATGCGTTCACCAATCTTCTATGATTCTAATGACACTGCTTATTATGTAGATGCTAACGGCTCATCAGTATTTGCTGATATTCGTGCATGTGGTGGCAATACCCAAATAGTCGCAAACAATGTAAATAATAACACGAAATGGAGAACATTTGCCGGTTCCACCGATATGGGCATTTCATTTTATAATTCAGCCAATACTTGGTGTATGCAGTTATATGCAGCAAGTGGAACTGATTACGGATTCTTAAACGGTAATTGGGCAGCTTGGGATTTGAGAAAAAATGTAAACGGTAATTTATATCTGAACAACCAATCAACATATTATATAAACGGTGACACAGCTTATATGTATCGGGTTTATGGTACTGCTGATATCCGTTCACCACTATTTTACGACCTTGACAATACTGGGTATTATTTAGACCCAGCAAGCATTTCTTCGCTTAATGGACTTAGCATTAGTACAATTAATAGTCGTAGCGTTGGAAATTTAATGTATTACCAAGGTTTTACCTTGGACGCTAATACGATGGACACCAATGCGACTGGGTTTACATACTCAGTCAACGCCCCTGCCACCGGCCCTGTTGCTAGATTTAGTACTGGTGGTGGTTATGACATGTGGCTCAATGCCGCGTACAATGGCGGCGGCAACACACTTTATTTTCGTACACGAAACGGCGACGCAGGTTCTATTAATTCTTGGCGTGCGCTTGCTTCGTATGGCATCAATTATGGCGACTCGTTATACGCTACTGTTTTCTATGATTCCAATGACACTGGTTATTATGTTGATCAAAATGGAACATCTCTTCTAAGTAATTTGATTGTTAACTATACGGCCGGAAACGGCGCATCCACTCCTGCAGTAAATATCAGAAAAGGCTGGACGGGAATGGCCACGCAGGCATATGACACCGTTGCCATTCAATCTAATGATGTAACCACAATTCGTGTGGGTGAACAAGATGGCACAACAGGGGGTTATTGCCAAGGTGATGGTTTTAACACCTTTACATCTACAAGCCCAATGCGATTTTATACGGGGGGTTCTGCAGGAGGATACATTTACAGTGGCATGGGCGGAACTCTTGGCTTGTACGTAGTATCCGGTTCTACACGAGCACCAATCTTCTATGACTATGATGATACTAACTATTACTGTGACCCAAATGGCAATACAGAAATATCCTACTTAGCTACTAACAATCATTATATTCGTGCTGGAAGTATGTTGTATGGTGCGCCGGGTAATTGGGCAGGCGAATACAATAAAATCCAATGGCATAGCAGCCATATGTATTTTCAAAATACAAGTGATGGTAATTTTACTTTTAGGCAAGCTAGTGGTGCTGAACCTTTTATATTAACAATTGGTGGTGCATATGGAACTGCAACAGGTTCTTGGCGTGCACCAATATTCTATGATTCTAATAACACTGCTTTCTATACAGACCCAAATAGCACATCTAACTTATATGATTTACAAATAACTGGCACTAGCCACAAATATCTTTATATTCTTCCTACTGGTGGTTATGAAGCTATGGTTCGTTTTGGTAATACTATTGGTAGTGATTGGTACATAGGTAAAAGAACTGCTGCTGGTATTAACGACACATCAAGTTTACATGTTTATTCAGCCGCTGTGGCTACAGACGTATTTGGTGTTAATAGTTCCGGTACTGCTGTAGCATCAGGTGATTTTAGAGCACCAATCTTCTATGATTCCAATGATACTGGTTATTATGTAGATCCAGCTAGTACATCAGAACTTGCATATTTGAGTAACGGAACAAAAGCTCGTGCTGGAATGAACATCCATCACCTCAATCGTCAAGGTGCCACGGCTGATACGAATTATTGGGTAGGTTCACAGGGGTGGGGGGATACATACAATCTAAATAGTGGTTTTGTTAATCTAGGTTCATGCTTTTTTGACCATTGGGGGGCGACAGCTCATCCACGAGGAAGTGTTCATTGTCAAGGTATACAGGCATTGCATTATCGAAATGGTAGTGCTGCCTATGGTTTTCAGCTTGTTGATGGTGGTGATGGCAATCCAAGACTGTTTACGAGAGCCGCATGGGGCGGCGGCGGCGGCACATGGTATGAGTTGGCCATGCGTAATTATAACGTTAGTGGTGATTTTTATTCAAGTATCTATTATGATTCTGATAATACTGGTTACTATGTTGATCCAGCAAGTAGCACATATGTTAATCTTCTTAGAACTACTAATTGGTTATACTTGGACAACAACTATGGACATAGTGTGGTTGGAGTTTATAACGCTTCACGCTACCAAGGCGTGTTTGCTATGGGCGATGCTTACAAGTTACCTGCAGACGGTACTACCACAGGTAATTTATATGGTTTAGCTTGGTCGCACCCAAATGCAGGGGGCGCTGCCGGTAACTTGACCGACCACGGTTTGCTTATCATCAACAACGGCGTATTTCGTTGTGCAATCTCGAACTCAATCGTTGCCTCTGCCAACATTACAGCATACTCAGACGAGCGTTTGAAAACTAATTGGCGAGATATGCCAGAAGACTATGTTACTCGCTTAGCGAAAGTCAAAGTTGGTATCTATGACCGTATTGATCAAGAAAACGTAACTCAGGTAGGTGTCTCGGCCCAGTCATTACAAAAGTTGCTTCCTGAAGCGATTATGACAGCTAAAGACGAAATACAAACCCTGTCTGTTTCTTACGGCAATGCTGCATTAGCTTCTGCAGTTGAACTAGCCAAAGAAGTTGTATTACTAAAACAAACAATTTCTTCTCAAGAACAGCGTATAGCTAAATTAGAAGCACTTGTAAATAACCTTTTGATGAGATAACGATGACAACATACACCTGGAAAATAGACATGATGCACACCTTAAATGAAGGTGCTGTAGATAGAGCAATTACGGAAATTCACTGGTCAAAGCATGGATTACATTCTAATGAAATTAAAACACGTATTCCAGGAATCACCAAATTTAAAATAAGTGATATCACAAGATTACACGAGTCTGGTGATTTTACTCCATTATCGCAATTGAGTGAAGCACAGGTTATTGGTTGGATACAATCGTCATTATCTCAAGAAGAAAAAAGCTTTTTAGATTCTCAATTGGAACAGTCGTATCAACAGCAAATTAAACCAATCAGCAGTGGTTCACTTGAGTATGATACATTCCCTTGGAAAGTATAAGCTTCGTGGAAACACTTATAAATAAATTAGGAGAATAGTATGGCTGTCAATTCACGACAAACTTTAATAGATTATTGCCTGAGAGCACTCGGCGAGCCTGTTGTCGAGATTAACGTGGATGATCAGCAAGTAGAAGATCGTATCGATGAAGCAATCGAATACTATCGGCTATATCATCATGACGGTATCGAAAAAATATACTTAAAGTACTTAGTTACATCTGATGATGTAACGCAAAAATCAATTCCTTTAACTGATTTGATTTATGGTGTTACTCGAGTATTTCCAATTGCAGCTGGCACCGGCACATCTAAATCAATATTTGATTTACAATATCAACTTCGATTAAACGATTTATATGATTTGACATCTACTTCTATAATTTACTATACTCAAGTAATGTCACATCTTGCTTTGCTCGATCAAACTTTAAATGGTCATCCACTCTATAGATTTAATAGACTTACTAATAGACTTTACATAGACGAAGATTGGGTTCAAAATATTCCAGCTGGATCTTATGTTTTAGTAGAATGTTATCGTGCACTTGATCCTAGCGTTGTTACTAGAATGTACAATGAAGTGTGGCTCAAACATTATTGCACTGCACTTATCAAGAAGCAATGGGCGACAAACTTAAAGAAATTCCAAGGTATGCAACTTCCTGGTGGAGTTACTATCGACGGCGATAGACTTTATTCTGAAGCCAGCGATGAAATAAAAGAACTCGAAAACGACATCATGAGTAAATCCGCACCTCTTGAATTTATGCTTGGCTGAAATTAATATGCCAAACGTATATTTTTCGCACGGAACCAAAAATGAACAATATCTTATCGAAGATTTGATCATTGAGTCTATTTCTATATGGGGTCAACAATTTTACTATGTACCAAGAACTTTAATTAATAAAGACGAAATACTTGGCGAAGACAGACTTTCCAAATTTGAAAATGCATATCCTATTGATATGTATTTAGAATCAGTTTCTGGATTTGAAGGTCAAGGCGCATTTGTTCAAAAATTTGGATTGATGATGGAGCAATCGGCAACTCTTACTGTTGCTCGTAGAACTTGGGAACGTGTAGTTGGAAAACATAATTCTACAATTCTTCCCAATCGCCCATGTGAAGGTGATCTATTATATTTTCCATTAACAAATGGTTTGTTTGAAATTAAATTTGTAGAACATCAAGATCCATTTTACCAACTCAAAAAGCTTTATGTTTATCGTCTTCAAGTAGAATTGTTTCAATACGCATCTGAAAGAATTGAAACAGGTATTGAAGAGATTGATGTATTTGAAAGTCTTAAAACTACTGACACAACTAAGCAAACAGACGTTGATATCGTTCAATCTTTTGGTGATAACAATGAGTTTAAGAATCAAGCTGGCGAGGTAATATTCAATTCGTCTAACCCATTTGGTAATGTACCCTTAACCACATATACTGTCGACAGTGGAAGTATACACACTGATGCAGATAATGTAACAACAGATAGAGCATAATATGGCAAAACTAACTATAAATGTAGGAACATCAGTAAATACTCGAACTGGGGATACGTTACGCGCTGCTTTTGTAAAAGCAAATAGCAATTTTACAGAGTTATATGCTCTTTCAAATGCAGACATACAGATTCCTTCTCAGACTGGAAAAGCTGGAAAAGTACTTAAGACAACAGGAACTACACTATTATTTGAAAATATTTCTTATAGTGAGCTTACCGATAAACCCGTATTGTTTGGTGGAAGCTATAACGATTTAACTAATAAGCCATTAATATTCAGTGGAGCATACGTAGATTTAGTTACCAATAGCGCAACATCTGTTGTTGATGCAGATGTTACACTCACTGCTAATACACTGGCGTTCTATTCATATATTCAGAGTGCTAGTGCAACAGCACGAACTATTAATATTGCTAACTTAACTGATGGTAGGAATATTACGCTTTATCTAAGAAATACTAATGCTGCAGCTAAAACTATTAATATTGCTGCTTCTATAACTGCCGCTTCTTTTGCTGGTGTAAACATGAGTAGAAGTGGCGCAGCAAGTGTGACATCGGTAACATTAGCTGCAGTTTCTGGCACAGCAGTAGTTAAAGTATTTAATGCAGGTGGTGTAATCTGTGGTTCTCTTAGCTAATTATGTTAAACAATAATATTTTCTATCATGGAATTACGCGAAAGATTATCGTTGCATTCGGTAGTCTATTTAGTGACATTCGCATCAATAGGAAAATGGATGACGAAACAATACAAACTATTGCTGTCCCGATAGCATATGCGCCTAAAGAAAAATGGCTCGTTAGAATAGAACAAGATCCTAATCTAGATAATCACACATATACTACTCTTCCTCGTTTATCATTTGAGATTACAGGAATGAATTATGATGCTGGTCGTAAAATGAATAGGATGGGTTTTGTAACATGCGGCGATGGTGATAGTAATATGACAAAGACATATTCACCTGTTCCATATAATATTGACATATCGCTTTATTGTTTAACTAAAACACAAGAAGACGCTCTTCAAATCGTAGAACAAATATTTCCAGTTTTTACGCCAGAGTACACTATAAGTTTAAAGGGTGTGCCAGAGAGTAATATTATTATAGACATTCCTATTATTCTTCAAGGTGTAAGTATTCAAGACGATTATGATGGAGACTTTAATCAACGTAGATTTGTAACATATACAATGAATTTTACGTTAAAAGCTAATTTCTATGGACCAGTTGTTAATGGTAAGATTATAACTAATACTCTTATTGATGTTAATAATATAACTGATACTGCAATATACGCAAATCATGACGCAGAAGGTAATCCTACTACTGGTGTTATAACAGATAATTGGACTGAGAATATCTAATGAGTAATGAACTAAAATTTTATAATTCTAATTCAAACCTGAAAGCAGCAGGGCAATCAATATCATTCACTCAAGAACAACTTGAAGAATATGTTAAATGCGCAGAAGATCCTATATACTTCATAAATAACTATTGTCAAATCGTTACACTCGATGATGGCTTACAACCATTTAAATTATATCCATGCCAAGTCAATAAGATCAATATCATCCATAGGAACCGTATGGTTATCCTTATGGAAGGACGACAGCAAGGTAAGACTACTACATCTGCTGCGTACATTCTTTGGTATACATTATTTCAAGAAGCAAAAACAGTTGCTATTTTAGCACATAAAGCTTCTGCAGCTCGAGAAGTATTAGATCGTTATCAAATCATGTATGAATTACTTCCAAAGTGGATGCAACAAGGTGTTGTGACTTGGAATAAAGGTGACGTAGAATTAGAAAATAGATCAAAGGTGTTTACGTCTGCTACTACAACTTCTGGTATTCGTGGTAAAACAGTCAATATGTTGTATATTGATGAAACGTCAATTATTCCAAATAGTATTGCCGAAGCTTTCTTTGCATCAGTTTACCCAACAATTTCATCTGGTTCTGATACAAAGATTTTGTTAAGTTCTACTCCTTTAGGATATAACCATTTCTGGAAATTTTGGAATGACGCTGAGCATGGAAGAAATGGATTCATTCCTCTATTCATTCCTTATTCTGAAATTCCAGGAAGAGATAAAGCATGGGCTGATAATCAACACAGACTCCTCGGTGATCTTAAGTTTAACCAAGAAGTATTATGTAAG